GATGGACTCGCGGGCGTGTTCGATGATGCCGTGGCCGATGATACCGTCATGCGTGATAATCGTCGGGATATGCAGGACACGCCACGCTTCCAAGTCGATTGTTTCAGAGGTTCTGCCACTGCGAACGCGGTAGAACAACTCGAATGGCGAATCATCTGCCCGGCAGACAGTCACGAGGTCAGGATGGATCGGCCACAACGCGATGACCGGCCCTTCAGGATCGTCGCCCTCTCTCACGATTTCCGCGTAGGCGTTACCCCAGTTGAGTTGCCATTGCCACATCACGGAACGGAACGCGAACGCCGTCATTTCCGTGTTGGGAGCACGGTTCAACAGCAAAAACACTGGATGCGAACGCTCTTTGACTCTCTGATCGCTATCGAGACCGCGATAGAGCGGTAGCGGCAGTGACGCACCTGTCCCGCACAGTAACCGCGTCGCACACCAGATAGCCGAGAAGTTTAACGCACTGTCTTCGCTCACCACCTCTTGTGAAGTCGTGACGCGACCACCACCGGTCGACGGCCAGTATTTCTTATCGAAAAGCGTGCCGGCCCACGATCCGATAGCCGAAAACAACGACGTCACCGCCCGAATCACGTTCATAATGCGAGCGTCCCAGGCTGAAATGCCCACGAGTCATTCGTGCTTACCAACGCACTCCCAAGCCCCATCAGCAGCGCAACGATGCCGTCGATCTTGTCACCTGAACGTTCCTTGTCGGGCCGCACGTTTCCGCTGGCGTCAGTCTTCGTTGCGACGTTGGAAGCCATCCAGCGGAGCACCGGGTTGCCGTCGTGCTGCAACTTGTGGCCCATCACCAGCCGCTCCAATGCCAGCGTCGGTTCCGCGAAGTTGCCGAAGTTCTGCCGGAACTCGGTACACGCGAAGCCATCCTCTTGTAACTGCTGCGCTAAGTGCGTTGCGTTCCACGGATCGAATGCCACGCCCTCGATTTGGTACGTATCCCGCAGTTCGTTCAGCTTTCGACGCACGTAGTTGTAATCGCAGACGTTGCCAGGCGTCTTTTCAAAGTGATGCCCCCAATTGCGGAAGCCCACGTTGTCCTGCTTCGCTCGCTCGCTAGCCGCCTCTTCCGGAACAAAGAACCACGGGAGCACCCAATACACGCCGTCGTCCTGCGGAAACACCAGCACAACGGCCGTAATGTCGCGAGTCGACGCCAAATCCACCCCGGCGAAGCATCTGGCGCCAATCAGGTCGACCGGCACCGCGGCCTTACAATCATCCCAATGCCGCATCGGAAGCCACCGTTTGGCCTGCTCAGTCCACTGAGAGAGATACAACTGGCGGAACGTGTTCTCGTATGACGGCTGAAGCTGTGCTTTCTCGCATTCTTCCTTCAGGAACTCTGGCTTGATGCTGACGGCATAGTTCGGATTGGCTTTCTTCCACGTCTCCTCAAGCGTCCAATCGTCATCCATGTCCGCGGAGTAGATCACCGGCAGGAACGTCGGATCATCGACCACTCCATCCCGCACCGCGACGGCGTATTCGTGCTGTTCCCAGCAAATCGAGTTGCGGTCATGCCCGGCCGTCGTGATGGAGAACATCAACGGCTGTTCGCGTGCCCCCATGCCAGTCTTGAGCGCGTCCCACAGGTCGCGGGTCGTTTGCGTGTGCAGTTCGTCGAAGATGATCGCGTGCGGATTCAGGCCGTGCGCACCGCCAGCATCGGCTGAAATCGCCTTGTAGCAGGCGTTGCGTTCCTTTTCCTTGTTCCGAATCTCTTTAATCGTAGGCAGCACCTTGTACTTGCGACGCAGAGCAGGCGAGCGGTACACCATCTGCGCCGCGTCGGAGAACACCAGCGACGCCTGCTGCTGTGTCTTGGCGGCTGAAAATACCTGAGGCCCGCCTTCGTGATCGGCCGCGAGCATGTAAAGTGCCAGGCAGGCACCCAAGGTGCTCTTGCCGTTCTTCCGTCCGAGTTCCACGTACACCTGCCGGTATCGCCGCGTGCCGTCCGCTCGCTTCCATCCGAACATCTGAGTGAACAGGTCCACCTGCCACGGCTCCAAGATGATCGGTTGCCCGGCCTTCGCCCCCTTGACGTGGACGCAATACCGCCGCACGAAGTCTAAAAACGGCTTCGCGTCAAGC